TTATCTTCAAGCTGTGATATGGCATAGGATTCCGCTAGTGCAATATGCACTTTTGCTTCTACCCTGCCCCCGCCTCGCTTTGCATGGCCTTTCTCCAATAAATGAGTTAGTCCGGGTTTGCTGCGATTATAAACAACAACCTCTGTTTTACTTGCAGAATCTTTCGTCTTTTTCGCAGTCCACCCTTTCTTGTACCCGCCACTATCAGTGGGGGAAGCAGATTGTACCATTTTCTTTGTTTCTTCAGAAACTGTATTGACCGCCTGCTTTACAACATCATCTGTCACTTCTTTGTACTCTTTCAAAGCATTCATGATCTCTGATGCCAATTGATTAGATGTCACCCGTCTGCTCATTCTTTCCACCTCGTATCTCCCGAACTGCTGTCAGTTTTAATTTTTTATGCGTAAACTGCACATCATCCACACAAATGATGTTATAAACCTCATTTTCAAACAAAACCCGATATTGTTTTTTATTGATTTCTCTCAATTTTTCACACCAGCGTAATATAAACACCAATGTATCTTCCGATAGCGTTTCTATATCCGTAACATTTTCTTTTCCAGACGCAAGATTTACATAAGCAAAACATGAATAAAATTTCTCCCACCGGGACTGATGGTTTCCGATTTCGTCTGTGTGTAATATATGCTTTTGAAGAATAATCCGTTGTCGCATTGAACCAATATCCATCAGAACACCTCCTCACGATTGGAAGAAAGAATATTTTTCAATGTAGGAATCATTTTTTCCGTTTCTTCATTCGTGCCACGGTTTTCAAACATCACACCCACCGCATATAATACAGCAGTTTTTACGGCAGCATCCTCCGGCAGAATATCACGCCGTATAATATCTCTACACAGCATTTCAGAAGAATCGATCAGCGTTTGAATCAGGGTGTCTTCATCCTCATATTCCACCTTCAAATATTCTTTTGCTTCTTCTAGTGTAATCAGCATGCAGACACCCCTCCTTCTTATCTCGTTTCTTTCAGTTTCATCGTTTTTACTGCTTCTGGAAGAATCAATTTTCCGTCTACCCTCTGGCTTGCAAGAAAACCAACCTGCCCGGTTGCAGCAAATAACTCATTCAGACGTTTAAAGGAACGTCCCTGCCTGTCCGCAATCCAGTAATAGGAAAAATCTCCAAATGCCATGATCTTCTGTCCGGCTGCAATTTCGGGTACAAATGAAGACGTAAAATATGGGCGGTTCAAAATCATGTCCGGTACTCCCGCCTGCACGGACGGTTGCCAAATATAATTCCCATTCCCATCTTTTAATTTACGCAACGCTTTTACGGTGCTGTCATTGAGCATCCATACCGCTTTTTTACGATATGGGGATCGCAGAGAATAAAATAAATCCATAACATCGTCAAACGTAATGCTTGCGCCTGCGGTCGTGACTCCATCAGAAGCTCCGCCTGTAGCATTAAAGATTCCTGTCGGTTTTCCCTTGCCATCTCCGGTAAAAAATGCTTCTTCTTCCTTCGTTCCGATTCTTCGTCCGAATTCTTTAGAAATATAGGCTTCCAAATTAAACACGTTATCGTTTAACAACTCATCCGAAACTTTAATCATGGTCGCAACCTTATATGCACTAATGGAAATCTGTCCAAAGCTGTCATCAGATTCTGGATATGCCGCTTCTTCATCAATCCACTTTGCTTCTCCTTTGGATGCCACGATAGGAATTTTACGATCTCCGCTGGAGGTCTGAATCACGGTTGCCAGACTGCGGAAAAAGTTTTCTTCTTCCAATGCTTCTACCAGAGTTCTTTCATATTCATCGGGAACCAAATAACCTCCTTCTGAATCTGTTCCAACCTGAAGAGCATTCTGAATATCGAGATAATTTTTCTTTCTCATCGCATTCCAAAATGCAGTTTTATAAGCCGCTGAGGCTCTTCCTGTTTTTTCTTCTCCTCCATTGCCTTTCCCCGGCTGATTTGTGATTGGATGACTAGTAGGCTTATTCAGTTCTGCATCAATAGCTGCCTGTCTTTCTAAACGCTCGATCTCTTTTCCAAGATTAACCACATCCGCTTCCATACGGTCATAAGTGGCCGTATCTTCTGCTGAAAGCAACCCGTCCGTTCCTCGTTTAGATTCTAAAAATGCCTTTGCTGCCTCCCACGCTTTTGCTCTTTTCTCTCTTAATGCTAAAATCTGATTCATATTAAAAATCCTCCTCTTTTTAATGTGCCAAGAGACTAAGTCTCTTTTCTAACTGTTCAATGGGTGTCTTTTTTTCTGGTTTGGGAATCAGTTTTGACATCAGCGAATTCGTCACCGCTTTTCGTGAAAACATTACTGCTTCCATTTCCAACTCTTTTTCTTCTTCCCCTTCTGGTTCCTCTTTAGAAAAAAGGAGCTTATCTGCAAAGCCAAGTTCTACAGCTTTCTTTGCATTGAACCAGCTTTCCGCATCCATCAAATGTGAAATTCTCGATCTTGATAGTCCCGTTTTAATTTCATAAGCATTCATAATGGATTCCTTTACTTCATCCAACATGTCGATTGCCTTTTGCATTTCTGAAGAATCACCGATAGCAATGGTCGCAGGATTATGAATCATCATCATCGCCACGGGAGACATCTGTACTTCCGTTCCCGCCATTGCAATCACGGATGCTGCTGAAGCAGCCAGCCCATCAATTTTCACAGTCACATTCCCTTTGTAGTCCATCAACATGTTATAAATCTGTGCTGCTGCGAATACATCTCCTCCCGGACTATTGATCCATACCGTGATATCTCCTTCTCCATCTTGTAATTCTTCTTTGAACATTTTTGGAGTCACTTCATCTCCGTACCATGTTTCATCGGAAATCTCTCCGTTTAGAAACAGGGTTCTGCTTTCATCATTTTCATTTCTTACCCAGTTCCAAAACTTCCGTTTCATCCTGTCCCTCCTTTTACGACTGTGTTTTAAGCACACAAAAAGGACCACAACCAGATACTCTGTTTCTGATTATCGTCCTTAAAACACACTTTATTATTTTTGATATTTTCATCTAATTTTGGATTTATCCTCCACTTTCAAAAGAAAAAGCCTTCTATTTTTTGTTATATTCCGCTTGTTCTGCTTCAATTCTCCACTTTCATGGGATCTTCTGCTTTTTACTCCTGTCACCAAACAGTAGCATATTGTTCCACTACGCAACATAGTGTTGCTCAACTCCAGTTGAGCATAAATCTTTTAAACCTGTGGCATATTACCTCCTGCCTTTCCTGCAAAGGCTCCTGCATCTGCCAGCTTTGTCATACTTCCATTCACAAGATATAAATCTCCTCCGTCTTCTTCTGGAATTGGATTCTGATCTTCCATTTCCCGGATATCATTTGCTGACAGCCATCCATTCTGCCGGCCTACGGCGTACCCATTCATTCGGCTGGCATAGTCCCCTCGCAATAATCCATCCACATTTAGTTTTATAAAATACTCATTCTTTTCCTGTGGCAATAACAATGCTTTCTGCAAAGCCTGTTCCCACCTGATTACCCACGGGTCTAATGTGTATTTCACAAACTCCAAAGACTGCTGCTCTATGTTAGAAAAACTGGATTTCTCCAAGTCCCCTACCATATGTGGAGGAATCCGATACATCCTTGCAATCTCATTGATTTGAAATTTCCTTGTCTCCAAGAACTGTGCCTCTTCTGGCGGAATCCCTATCTGCTGATATTTCATTCCTTCTTCCAGAACAGCCACTTTTCCTGCATTTCTTGAACCCCCATACACCTTATGCCAGCTATCCCTTACCTTTGCGGGATCTTTCAGAACGCCCGGATGTTCCAAAACACCACCCGGTGTTGCTCCATTTGCAAAAAACGATGCACCGTATTCTTCACAGGCAAGTGTCATCCCTACTGCATTTTTAGCCATAGCAATCGGAGAATATCCCACTAAACCATCAAATCCTAATCCTGGTATATGCAGCACATCTTCCCTGCGAAGATAGATCCGTCCATAATCCTTAAAATTGGGATTCTCTTCTGTGTTCCGTGTGTAAATATAATAAAGTTCTCCATTTTCCGCACGGTCAACTTCCATTTTATCCGGCAGAAGCGGATACAATCCTAATACCTGCCCTCTTCCATCACGGATGATCTGCGCATAGGCATTTCCCCATATCAGTAAATGGCTCATCAAGACTTCCCGGAATATGAAAGATGTCATTTCTTCATTTGGTTCATCGTGAAGAATATGATAAAGCGGATGGTCAAATACTCTTTCTTTTCCTTTATCCGTATAACGATACAAGTGAAGGGGAAGAGAAGCTATTGCTTCTGCAAGAATTCTGACACAGGAATATACCGCTGTTGTCTGCATGGCGGTTCTTTCATTTACGGAAATACCGCTTGTGCTTCTTCCAAATAAAAAAGATACTCCTGAATTATAACTATTTGTCGGTTTGTCCCTTGCTCCCCTTAAACCAAATAATTCCCGTAATCCCATACTCTGCCTCCTGTTTTATCAAAATGAAATAATACCGCGCTCGTCATAAACACTTCCT